AGAGGTCAATCGGTGCCACTCTGGTTCCAACGATAATTAACTTACCGTGTCTACCAAGACGGGTGATAACTTCCTTCTGAAGCCAGTCCATCTGTTTTTCCCACTCGTGGGCATTTGAACCCATCACAGCGTCATCGACGATAATCAAGTCGGCACGGGCACCGTAAATCTGGGAACCGATACCGAGGGCTTGAACCGTTGGGTCTTTTTCGCCTGAATCTCTGCCAGTACCTAGGTAAATCATATCTGCTTGCCACTGGGTAGCATCAGCCTTGTAGCCACCATTAGGTCCGAAGGCAACCTGCAACTTGGTATAAGCCGGATGGCTTAACCTGGTCTTGATTGCTCCAAGGAACTTACGAGCCATACCTTGAGTCTTAGAGACGATAATGACTCTAGTGTTAGGGTTAGTCACAATTCGGTAGACGACATAGTTGGTCGTGATGACCGTAGACTTGGCGTGCTCGGGTGGTACGTTAATCAAGATTCTATTAAGAGCAGATTGCTCATAGGTCATAGCCGGATGTAGCCATCTAGGTTCCCGACCCTCAATCATATCGAACCAGTTGAGGTGGTGGGGGAAGAGTTTGGTATCTAGGAATTGCTCACAGAAGTCAGGGAACTCGATGTCCTTTAACTCCTTGAGGTCAGCCTTGACGCCCTTACCTTCCAGGCGGGCTTTCTCGGAGCGTTCCTTAAACTCAGGTGAGTTCATCACCCATTGTCTAAAAGTTGTGTCATTACGGTTGACGGTAGCCATAGCACCAGTTATGGTGTTGCCCTGGGCTAGTTGGATAAGAACTCGCTCCTGGGCTTCCACCTTGGACATATCTTGCTTACCGGCTTTACGTCCCATTAAGTGTCCCATCTAGTCGCCCTCTGGAGGGCTGTATATAACACCTATCACGCCAATAAAATAACGGCATAACTCTGGCGCATTCCTACGAAGTAGGTTCGATATTTATATATTATATCGAACGAGTGAAGCCCTAGCGAAGCGAGTTCGCTAGAACTTTTAATAAGTTCTTGCTATATAAGATAACCCGTTGGAACGGGTAAAACCGAACACTGGTTATTAAATATATTTATATATGGGGGCTATATATATAAAAGCCCTGGTCAGGGCTATTCTATAACAGAAAAATTTAGGGTAAGACATATATATACATCACACTGACCCTAAATACACCCGGGGTCAAACATATCTGACTATATGCAATTGTCGACATATCGACACTGACTTGTCTCTGTATCTTGTCCACATAGTGAGACCCTTCAGGGGTCTTTATTTACTTTACATAATAAATGAAAATCGGATTATCAAATCAAAATTAGAATTCGAACTATCTACCCGTAAGTAACTTAGCCCCCGTTAATAAGTTACTAGAAAATAAATCCGGTAACATAGAGACCCTGTAAGTTACTCGTCGGTAACATATCGGGGAAGAATAGTTGAAAGTTCAACTACTTTCAAATGTCGACAAATCGACAGAGTGCAACTATTCGAACATCTGTTCGTGTGATGTAAATCACATAGATTTAGGGGTGTTTAGGGTTGACAAGCGTCAGAGTGTGGGATAAGTTTCACTCATAACTTAATAAACCAACTACAGGAGGCAAGGCAATGAGTGAGACAATTAAACAAGCAATGAAAGAAGAGTTTACCAACGCTATCGAAAACGGGGAGACCTTAGAATCAATCCGCGACAATTCGGGGGAATGGGTAGATGGTTATTTGCCTATCTATTATAACAAGATAGTCGAGGAATGGCAGGAGATGCCCGCAGAGTATAACGACAGAGGCAAGGCAGAACTAGGGGCAGACAGTGACACGACTATCTATAGCCTTATGAGTCTAGACCTTTATTTATATTACAGTGACCTATTCAGCGAAGTAATGGCAGACTTAGAAGAAGAGGAAGAGAACTAATGGCGACGACCTTACACCTTGGAGATTGTCAGAATGATTGCATCATCTGTGAACACAGATACCACGACGGGCAAGAGATTTGCGACACTTGCGGACGAGACTTCACATCTAAGACAGAATGGAGAATCGGATAATGAAATGCACAGATTGCGGAATGAAGATAGACCAATGGTGTGTCTTTCCTGAGGGTAGATGTATCAATTGCCACGCGATTGAGTTCGATTCTAAACCAATGCCAACCGCGCAAGAGATTCGGCAGATGTGGGGGATTAGATAGCGGTGTGACGTAACTCACACAAGAAAACTATTGAAACGCGCAGCACCTTAGGCAATAATAAATCAACCAACTAGACAGGAGAAATCTAGAAATGAAAGCACAACAACTAGGCAAGATTATCAAGAGCACGGGGATTATGAAATCCGAGAATCGCAAGGGCAATATGTACAACTATCATACCGAGGGCTACACACTAGACCGACAATATGACGGGCGGTATCTCTTCGATTACCACGCACGGCTTGAACTAGCCCGACGCACGGAGGCACAGCAAGAGGCGCTCAATGAGCGACGCAGGGAGGCACTATCTAAAGTGCTTAAAGTCTTAGGGGATAAGGGAATCCATACCCTATTTGTAGGCACTACTATCTACATCACACTACCACAGGAGGTAAACGCATAATGAAGCAGATGAACCAACGAGATGCAATTCACTACATCGCAACACGCCAGGAATTTAGGGCAAGTGCCCTAGAAGGTCGGGTTTATGGGGTAGGAGATGGCAGACTAGACGAACAGGAAACCGCCCGATATAATCAAGACCTTAACGCGGTGATGTATTGGGTCTACTCATACAGCACCCCGATTGCGTGGTATACAAAAGACGGGTGGTACTCAGTAGAACAGAAGTTCAGCCCAACCACAAGCAAGCATCAGACCTATGTACGACGTGCGATTGCAGAATCCAACGAGATGGCGGGTGTGTTATGAATTGCCCGAAGTGTGGAATAGATACACCACCAACACAGATTCGCAAGCAAGGAATGTGTAAGAGTTGCACACGCAAGGCGGGTGCACTATGAAACTATGGGAAGAGTACGGGTATCAAGTAGCAGACACGATATTAGACGACGACGGGAACCCTATGGTTGAAGTCACATTATATCTTAAGAGTAATGCAGACCGGCACGATGTGGTCAATGCGCTAACCGATTACTTGGAAGAAGGATTGAAGGTGAACGTATGAAACTAACACGACGTGGGGAGATAGCATTCAAGGTGCTATTGATAGCAGGGGCAGGGCTATTAGCCTATGGTGTGTACCAAATCATTGGGCATCTATGGTGGACAGGAGATAGTTATTGTTGGGGCACAATGATTGAGTGTATGGAGGGTGGACTATGAGAAACGAATCTATTTCTTGGAGCGAGTTAGCAGAACTAACACACGTCACACAGGTGGAACGGTTTAACTGGTGCTCTTGCGAAGAGCAGGAAGAGTTTCCATATTCAGACTGTCCAAGACCCAAGCCACTATGCGGAGACCATTTAGTAGAAATCACAGAATGCCGGTGCAGACCGTGACACTATTGCTAATAGCAGGCTTACCGATTATAGTTCTATCCGTACTAGGAATTCTTAGTACGCAACCTATAGCAGACTAGACAGGGGAATAAGATGAGCACGAAAGAAGAGATTGATACCGCTATCAGCACACTAGAACAAGCGGTGCAAGCATTGAAAGACCTAGGTTTTCTGACAGAGGGGGACGAAGATGAGTAAGTATGTAGTGATGTGCCAAGCCGACGAGTGCGAGGCAGAAAACCAAGATTGGGAGGATAAGAACGGTACCTACTGGTTCACCTGTTCTATTTGTGGTTATGATAATGAAGTTGTCTATGATGGGAGCAAATAATGGGCGGTCAATATCGTGTGTCATATAAGGTTGAAGGCGTAAGGATTATGAATGTGTGGTTACCTGATGGGCTTGAACCACCAAAGGAGTTTCATCTATGGGAGTACGCACAACAAGATGAGTGGTTGTATCAACACCAGGCACATATGAATGTGCACCTGGAAGATATACACCACGCAGAGGCGGACAGTGTGCTCAAGGTTAGACATCTCAAGGCGGTATGAAACTACTAAGAGATGCGAGTTTACTTTACATAATATTATTCCTTGGTGGCGGTGGTACCCTCATCATTCCCTATCTATTAGCAGTATCAATTTTATATCTGACGGGAGTAATCGGTTGAACAGTTCAAGAGAATGGCAACACCAAGGGTTATGTGTTGGACACCCTGACCCCGACCTATGGCACTATGACAACAGCGTGCTACAAGATGAGCAACAGTTGCAGGTATTGCGTAGCGTTGAAGCGATAGAGATATGCAGTACCTGCCCTGTTAAATGGGATTGCCTACAACAAGGGATGGAGCCTGAGAATCTATTGTGGTCTATCGGTGGCAACGGTTCTATCTGGGGTGGCAGGCTCACCTCTGAGCGTGCGTTGATGAAGGGCTACAAAGAATCTCACAATATGGTACGACACGAACAGCGTCACGCTAGGAATGTAAAAGGGAAACTTGGTAGAATTCTCAGATGAAAAAGAGAATGATAGTTCTTATCTTGATGTTCATCTTTGCTTGGACTTTCCCTTTGACCCACGACGTAGAGGTCAAGGTTAATATCGGTAAGTCATCAAGCAAGCAGGAGGTGAGAACCAAGGCTACTTGGAAAGAGAAGCAGTACAATAAGTCAATGGCTATGGAGTATGCAAGGGCAGGGTGGGACTGGGATAAGAGAGAACAAGATTGTGTCTATAGATTATTTATGGAGGAATCAAAATTCGACCATCTAGCAGACAACCCTAAGTCAACAGCCTTTGGTATCGGACAGGTACTCAAGGAGACAAGCAAGGAACCTGAGATACAGGTACTCCGAGCATATAAATATATCGAGCACCGCTATGACACCCCTTGCAGGGCACTCAACCACCATCTTCGCAAGAACTGGTATTGATGTTTGACTTATACAACCTAGAGAATCCAACCTTTGCGTGCATCTGTGGTTGTTTGATGTTTGAGATTACTGTAATGTGGGATACTGAATCAAGGGAGGTAGGTTGGTATGACCTGCGACAGAAGTGCAAAGAGTGTGGGTCTGAATCAACAGCACCAACGCCAATGGACTGGGATATATAATGCCGACGTATGATTACAAGTGCGAGGTATGTGGTGGTACGATAGAGATACAACGTGAGTTCTCTGAACAAACACAAGTGATGTGTTGCCAACAGGCAATGCAAAGGATATGGTCAGCACCAGCAGTCAAGTTCAATGGCACTGGTTTCTACTCGACTGGTGGTTGATGAGAACTAAAGAGCAAAAGAAAAAGCACGCTGAATATATGCGTGCTTATAGTCAACGCAACCCAGAGAAAAAAAAATTATTGCGTAAAAGATATAGAAAAAACCACAAGGCTAATCAACTCAAGGCTAAGTATGGTATTACTATTGAAGAGTATCAGGCTATGTTTGATAGTCAGGGTGGGGTATGTAAACTGTGTGGACAAGAAGAAACAACTCGCATATCTAGGGGTGACGGGATAAGAAGCCTTGCGGTTGACCACGACCACAACACAGGCAAGGTGCGTGGTTTACTTTGTTACCAATGCAATGTAGTATTAGGGCAGTATGAAAAGCACAAAGATTTATTTCCGAAGTTTCAAGAATACCTAGACAGCACAGGAGGATAGATGAGTACAGTACAAAGTTGGAAAGAGATTGTCGAACTACATCACGCAGAGTTAATACAGTCATACCCTGAAGGGTTATGGGTTGACTCAGGTGAAGTGGACTATGACTCT